CGCAAAGTACCCTCAAACCAGCGAACCAGGTTGGCGTCAAACCACCGCCCGGCTGACTGATATTCAGTGCCGTTGCGGTAAACGCCTGGGGGGATTCTGAGTGCGGTGAGTGCCATGATGGGATTATGCGGAAAGATTCGAGACAAAACTCACGGTGGCAATCACTGAGGGGATCGCTGGCCTGGTTGGGCTGGTCCCGGCAGCGTACTGCTCAATGGACACACCAACGTCTGATGGCCGCCACATGAGTTGCAGGTAATCGCTCTCGGCCAGGTCCACAAAGTAGTTCAAGGCCGCGATCATGTGCGATGGGTCACCTGAGCTTTTCCTCGGCGAAAGCCCAAAACGTGATCCTGACTTGGCAATGTCAGTTCCATTCTTGCGAAACCAGACTTCAACGTCTTGCGTGTCATTCGTTGTATTTTTGAATTGCACGCTGAATTGCACGTTGTACAAACCGCCCTGAGACACGTTTAGACGTGATGAATTTGACAGAGTGATCCCATTTGAGTAGTCGGTCGTGTCAAATGTTATGGCGTAGGCCGTTGTCGTGTTGGCTGCCGTCTGGTCGGTCGAGTCTTGAAACGCACCATAAGGCAGGTTCAAGTACTTGCCACCTCGAGGCCCAAGGACCGTTGCCAGGATATTGGTTAGCTTGCGAAAGTACACCAGCAAGCCGCGATGGGTTTGCGCAGTCAGGCGCTCGTCATAGACCTGACCCGGTGAGGGTAGATCTGGCGGTGCCGGGGTTTCGAGCTGCTGATAAAGATTTGTCATGTCAGGACTGCCAAAGCCTCATTGGTGTGTTTGATGCGGTCTTCGAGGCCAATTGTCCCACCGTTGATCTTCTTGGTGAGTGCTGCCCAGTCCCCAGCCTCGGCTAGGCGGTTGCAGTCATGCGTTGACCAGAACCAGCCTGCCGTCAGGGCAGCGTACTTGGGAGTGGCCACCAGCTCGGGCTGCATGACAAAGTCAACTCCCAGGGCCTGGCCAGCGTGAAAATAATTGCTGTGCCCGGTCAATTGGATGCAACCTCTGCCCTTAAAACGAAAACCATCCCCACTAGCCTCATCTCTGTTTCCCATACGATCACAGTAGACCTTGTTGGCAATAGCTTTTTGATTGCCAGCGTACTGGTTGGCCACCTCAAGTGTTGGGAACCGCTTGGGCCACAACTTCATCAGAGTGGCTGCGCGGTAATTCAAGTTCTCTTGCAGCACCTTAAAGTTCCCGCATTCATGGCCGCACTGACCAATGAATGCGGCCTGCTGTCTCTTGGTGGAGATATTGAACCGGCCAAAGGTTTCATTGAGCGCATCAACCCACTCAGGGCCAATGTGCAGTCTTTTGAGTTGATCAGCGTTGACCATTGATCTGCTCCCTCACTTTGTTGTAGGTATCGATGCAGGCATTGAGCTGGACTGTGTTTCTGTCTCCTTCGATGGCGATGGCGACAACAGCTTTAATAGCCTCTCTGTAAGGGTCGGGTCTTTCTTCTCCCCGATCTCTGATGGGAGGGCTGGCATCTGGGGCGGTTTGTACGCAACTTGGGGCGGCTGGGACCGGGAGGCGCAACCGGCCAGCATCAACAAGAGCATTAATGTCAGACTGTTTTTTGTTGATCTCATTCTTGGCCTTTCGCAATGTTTCGGTTTGGTTGTTGAGAGACGCTGCCAGCTCTTGCTCTTTGGCGCGCGACTCTTCATTGAGCTTGGCAATGTGAGCCTGCATCTCAGCGTCACGGTCAGCATAGCCACTGTGGTGGCCATAAACGTATGCACTGCCAACAGCAATCATGGCCGCAATGATCAGGTATGGATTCACTGCCCAGCCTCACGTCTTGCTGCCGCGATCTCCTCGCGAACGTGATCGGGTTCCAGGTGCTCGGGTGGCGTTGTCGGTGGAGGCGGTGGCGTCCAGCTTTCATCCAGGGGTGGATTGATCCAGACTGGCAGAGCACCGCTGGGAGGCGCAGAAACAGGGCTAGAAGGCGCTGGTGCAGCCGGGGCAGGTGTAGGTGGCGGTGTAGGTGTAACGGCCTGACTGACGGCCCCCACGGCACGCTTGCCAACAATGCCGCCGATACCGCCAACAAGCAAAAGCACAATGTCGTTCAATATTTTGCTGAATTGCATATCCAGCGGGGCCATGGTCTTGATCGGTTGAACGACAAAAATTAAGCTATAAAGAAGTACAAAAACGATCCCAAAGAGGATCACGGTTATGCAGACAACGACAAAGCCCCAGATTCTGATCTCAATGTCTTCTGCGCTGTATTTATTTCTTAGCATCTTCGCCTTTCTTATCGTCAACCTTGTTTGTTAAGACTGGGGCAACCAAATACTCGGGGCAGGTCTGTGTGAATAAGCAGCGTGGCTTTTGACACTCAGGCAGATCGAATTTGTCAGGGTTCTGGCAAACGTAGCGATAACGATCCTCGCACCCAGCCAGCACCATGATGGTCAGACAAAGCAGAATTCGCATTTACTCTTCCTTCCTGTTGGCCTGATCCATCTTCTTGCGTTCTTCCTCAAGTTGTTTGCGCAGCCTCTCCATTCGTTCGATCTGCGCTTTGCTTTCCTTTTGCGTTGACAAGGTATCAAAGTACATGATCCCAACAATTGGCAGCATCAAGCAAAACACCAAGACCATTGCGATGAGCGCAATCAGAAACCCCATCGCACTTTTCTGTCCATCACGAGGAGTGACCAGAACACGCTCAGGTAAACGATTATCAACAAGGCGGCGGCCAGGTAGATTGCTTTGTCTTGCAGATCCCCGATCATTCTTCTTCGTTGCCATCTTGCCTGCGCCTCACGCTGATCACGCACTTCCCTGGCTTGCTCTTGCTCAACTGCAATCTGCTCACGCATCTCATTGAACCGTGTCCAAAGATCTCCCAACTCTGGCGGCGACTGATAGATCATCTGCTCGCGCAAGTCAGTCTCCATCTGCCTTAACTGGGTGAGCACAAGGGTGCGCTGCAAGGCACGCTCGGCCAAAGAGTCAACGCCTTCGTAAACTTCTTCCTTTGACTTGCGCTCTTCCTCTTTGTAGAAGTCTTGGATCTGCTGCATATGCCGCATGAATTCACCAAGGCGCTTTGCAATGTCACCCATGACTTGGTTGGGGTCGTAGGCTGCAACTTCCTGGACGCGCTTTTGCTCTGCAACGATTTGTTTTTTTTGCTCTTTGGTTGGGTTTGGCCCAAACATCCCAGCAATTTCACCAACGATCTTTTTAACGTCACCGGCAGTATTTTTGACATCCTTGTACGTTGCAATGCCCTGCTTGATAGCGCTGAAAGCGCTTGAGGCCATAAGTAGGATGCTGATGGGATCCACATCTTAGATGCCAAGCAGTTTCTTCACAATGTCAGCGGCAACGCCAGGGCCAAACAAGATGGCAGCAATCACGATATATAGCTGGATCTCGATCTTTTGCATTCGGCTTTTTCCAGACTCGAGCTTTTCCTCAATCGCTTTATATCGCTGATCACAAATGGCCTGGTGGATGGCGAATTCTTTTTCCACGCTGTCCATTACCAAGGCACTCCAGTGGCTTTAACAGGGTTCTTTTGCAATTCAATCTGAGCAGCCAAAGCCTCTTCAACAGCGTCTTTATCTACACCATTGGCCCATATCCATCCTAAGACAGTTTCTTTTGTCAGAGAGGCATATGGCACTGTTGGAGAACCATCACTCCATGAGCAAGTGCTGTATACAGATGCAGAGTAATCCCCATCTGTTGCAGTTGCTTGCCAATGAGCAGTTGTGACAAAACCATCTAAGGTTTGTCTATCCAATTGACTCACATTCCAAACTATTGTTGACATGGTTTATGCTCCTTCTAAAGCAGTGATACGGTCGGTGAGTGATTGAATGATGGCTTGTTGCTCTTGAATGGCTTTGACAAGCACAGGAATCAAATCTTGATAATTCAACCCGTATTCTTCTGTTTTATCCGTGTTTACAGCTTCTGGGAATGTGGTCAACACATCTTGAGCAATCAAGAAACTTCTGCGGACACCATCTGTATCTGACTTGTATTTACCAATGACTGTGCGCCAATTTGCAAGTTTTTGTGTTGCGTTTTCAATTGGTTCAATAATGTCTTTTACACGCTCATCAGACGCAGAAGTCCATGATGTTCCAGCGGAGGCTAAATAAACACCTCCACTACCACCAGCTTGGCAGTAAAGCCTGTCGGTGCTATGGTCATAATAAACTTTACCGTTTGCGCCACCAGCACCTCTAGCAAAAACAATTCCCGGAGTTGGAGTTCCAGTGCTTGCCGTGCGAATTGTGATACCAGCAGTTGTTGATGTGCTATTTCCAATAACAAGATTGGTATATCCAGAAATACCATTGTTTGTCGGGTCTGTTTGTGCAATACCCACATTGCCGCTGGAGTCGATACGCATGCGTTCGGCTGTTGTTGCACTATTCCGTGTGCTAAAGGCCAAAGCCGCAGAGCCGCTTGCCGTTTGTATCGCATTGATATGTGCCGTGCCTACATCAGCGCCATTACCTACCGCAACAAACTGGATGCCAGAATAAGTACCCGCCGTTGTGCTTTCGTTTCGCAGGCTTAATATGTTGCCTGTGGACGAGGTGGTGTATGCGGTGTTGTTGGTTACACGAGTATCTAACTTGAACTGAGGCGAACTCGTACCAATACCCAGATTGCCGGAGGAGTCGATACGGGCACGTTCTGTGGATCCTGTCTGCAACGTAAGTACGTTGTTTCCAGTAGCGTTGATTGTACTTACTTCAGAACCACCACCGTTGATTAACTGAAGGATGGCTCCGTAAGATGACTGAATCTTGGCAATACAGTTGTCGGTTGTTTTTGTAAGGTGCAAACGAGTGTCGCTTGCCATTGATGTTTGTCCAACACCCAAATTCCCACTAGCATCAAGCGTCATTGCTTGGGTGAAAGTGATTGCGTTACCTGCTGTGCCTGAAGCTGCTGTGTACCAAGAATGTGCGCCAACATATTGCCGATATTTATTTGCCGTTGAGGACGCAATGTATCGCTCTGTGCCGCCGCTATCTTGATAAAAGTTTCCACCTAAATCAACAAGGCTAGATTGACTTACAGCGGCAGATAATGAGCCACCAGTTGAAATTTGGAATGCTTTAAAGTTTGAATTCCAAGCACTCGGAGTAACTCCCAATCCCAAGTTACCTGCGCTGTCAAATCTTGCGATCTCAGTCCCGCCAGTAGCAATGGCAACAGTATCAGCAGCGGGGAATAAGATGCCCGTGTTGGTATCACCATCATTGGTGATTGATGGTGATGCGGCAGACCCATCAGCAAACTCAACAGTTGCCGATCCAGTCACCGTTAACGTCCCAGCAACTGCCAGCGTCTTGCCAGCTCCAACATTCAATCCAACGCTGGTGCCAGTGCCATTGGCCGTGAAGACTGCATCCAAACTGTCAAGGTCAGTATTGATCTTTGTGCCCCAGGCATCGGTGCTTGCACCCACCTCTGGTTTGGTCAATAAAAGGTTGGTCGTTGTCGTATCTGCCATTTTTTACCCCTATGCGGCCTGCTGCCACGATGTTGAATTGTCTGCGATCTCAGTCCAGGTTTCAGTGGTGTCTGACTCTGGAGTCCATGTCTCTGCCGTGTCTGACACTGGCGACCATGTCTCTGGTGTATCTGACTGGGCGGTCCAGGTTTCAGATGTATCAGGTACTGCCCCCCATCCAAATCCAACCATTACCCCAACAGATCCAACCGCCTCATTGCCGATTATCGCAACTGAGATGACGTTTGACGCACTGCCAACTTCGCCAGTCCCAGAAACACCTGTAATGTCCTGGAAAGAAATCACCTCTGCCGGCATGGTGCCAACAGCACCCGTGGCAGCGTTGCCAGTTATTGCTGTTGATCTGGTAGTACCAACAGAGTCAACTGCACCCGTGGCAGCGTTGCCAGTTACATCAATTGACCTGGCAGGCGCAACAGTGCCAACGGCCAACGTGGCCGCATTGCCGGTGACTGCTTTGGATGAATCTGGGGACAGCGTGCCAACGGCACCCGTGGCTGCATTGCCCGTGATGGCAATGGTGATGGTGAGTGTGACGGTTCCAACATTGCCGGTGGCAATGGTTCCATCTTCTTGAATTGATCTGCTGGCTAGGACGCTGCCAACGGCACCAGTTGCCTGGTTGCCGCTTATGACTACGTTGCCTATGCCATAGACGCCCCTGCCGTAATAGCCTGTGCCGTAAGCAGCCATGGTGCTGCCCCTGCGTTACGCCAGCCGGATCAGGCCGGTGCTTGCATCATTGGTTGGCATGGTCAGCGTGAAGGTTCCAGCAGTCACGGTCTGGCTGCCGAAAGTGTGGACGCTGACCGCCTTGTTTGACTGGGTCGAGTTGTAGATCAAGACTGCATCAAAGGCCGTGGAGAGGGTCACCGCGCTGTAACTGATGCTGGCGCTGGGGGTAACGAATGCCGTGGTTCCAGAGGTGCTTGGAGCCGTGCCAAATGTCACTGTGACGCCACCAGCCGTGTACCCGGTGCCGGTCACTTCACCAGTTGAGCTGTATGCCGTGGTGGACGCATTGACGGTGGCGCTTGCCAGGTACAGGGCAGCCTTAAAGGTATCTGCCGTGGTGGCAGCTCGGACAACGCCAGTGCCAAAGTTGTGGTGGCCGACAAGCAGCTCACCCTTGAAACTGGTACACATTGCCTGAGTATTCGCCATGATTTAACCCTCAAATTTGTTGACTGATGCCATCGGCAAAGACGCCACGTTTCAGCACCATGTTGACTGATCGATGAACCAACTCACCCTCATGCCAATACTCGACCCAGCTCGTTGTCTCGGTTTCAGTATCAATGGACCCCTCACGCTTTTCCAGCAGTGACTCGTCCATCTCGCCTTTGGTTGTCGTTACCATCTAATCACCCAAATGTTTTTGCCCGGGTCAGCAATGCACCGCCACTGGTTGACCCTCGATCATCTGCAATCTGCAACTGATCCAGGCCTGCTTGGTACAACGATGACCACACCGTAATTCTCGCATCATCTTGCAGGTAAGGCGCAGCCTGGAGCAATGCGCCATACAAGTAAACGTCAGGCGCTTGCGCCAGCAGCCAGTTGGTTGAGACGCTTGCTGACAACTTGGTCAACTTGGCGTAATACGCCAGTTCTGCGGTGTATGCAGCGTCAGGAATCGGCAGCACTCGGATCTGGCCGCCAACAATGCCAAAGAAAATCGGCACGCCACTGGATCGGTATTGCACGCTCAAGGAGTCAAGTGAATCGACAGTCTCAAATGTCAAAGGCGTGATCGGGTTGGTGCCGGTGAGCTTGATGGATTTTGTTTCCAGGAAATCATCAGGCACCGCGCTGTACTCGGTAGAGATCGATGCCGTGGATCTCACGATCATCTGCCGGGTGCGCAGTTGGCGCTCAATCTGGGCCTCGGCCAACGCAATGAAATCAGGGATTACCGTTGTCAGGTCGGTGCGGTTGAGCCAATCGCCAACTGATGTTTTCAGCTCGGTATATGTGGTCAGTGCCATCAGCTTGCCTCTTTTTCCATTTCCTCTTTGACGATCCAGGTGTGCTCATGTCTGAATTCAAACGTGCCAATGTGGCCGATCTCTTTGCTCACGTCATGGTCAATATACACCTTGAATCCAAGCTCTTTTGCCTTCTTGCAAAAGAACACGTCCTCGCCCATGTAGCCTCTGGTGTCGTACTGCCAAGGCATATCGAACCAGGGTTCTGACATACCCTCAAAGACGCCGCGCTTGATCAGCATGATGCCGGTGCCAACGCTGCCAACTTCTTCCAGACCAGTGGATTCTGGCATTGAATAGATCGGTTTGCGCTTGCCGTTCTCATCATAGTTTTGCGCGGTTGGACCCGTAGGCATTCTGCGCCGGGCGCAGTTGGCCGCAACCAGGTCAACGTCATGTTTCAGCAGCCGCTGGATCATGTCCTGGGGAAAGGTCATGTCTGAGTCAATGAACAAGATATGCGTGCAACCCTCACGCAACGCATCCAGGCACAAGTCAGCGCGCTGGTTCTGAATCAGCGTGCCCTGCAACAGTTTCAGACTGATGGCGTCAGTGGTGTTGAGCGTGTGGTACGCCACCATGTTGACCATGCAATAGGTGTAGTTGGTGTGGACCTGGTCACGCGCTGGCGTGCAAACGGCAATGTAATTCATACTTGGCCAGGCCTCACGCGAAAGAATCGATTGTCTGGATCGTTAAGCCACTTCTTCATGTAAGCCTCATCATCGAGCTTGCCCTCGGCTTTCAGCTTGTAATACAACGCCTCTGGGATGCTGGCAACGTGATGCCACTCGCCTTGCCAGTTTGCCTTGTTGTCAATCGCTGCAAAGTCACGCTTGTTGGCCTCAATCACTGCCGTCACGTCCTGAGAGGTCTGGATCGTGGTTTCTTCGGTATCAGGGTTGAAGTGCCAGGTGCGCGTGATGCCCTTGTCGGGGCTTACATCAAAAAGTTGTTTGTCCATGTAAGTGGGGCCAGGTTTCCCTGGCCCCTGCTCCTAGTCAGTTATCAGGAGGTGATCAAGTCAGCGGCCAGGCCGTGGGCATTTTCAGCCAACACTTTCAAGCCATACTCAATCAACAACATACGCTTTTCAGCGTCACCAGTCTTCGCCAATTCGACTTGCTGGTAAGGACGCAGCACAGTCATCTTGGCGTAGTCAGGATCGATCACCCATGCATCACGCTCGCGCTGGAAACGGTTTGCAATGACTTGCACGTTGCCGAAATCGCTGACATAAATGTCAACGGCACCGATCAACGTGGCAGGTTTTGCGCCGCCATCGATGTTGAAACGTGAAGAGGCAATGCCAGAGAAACCAGACACGCGCTGCTTGTTGACAGGGCCGCACATCAGGATCTTCGGAGTGCCGCCAGCAGTCCACACCTTCTGGATGACGTTCTTGAGGATCGTCTCGGTGAAGGTGCGCACGTTGCCGTCAGTGCGAGCACTGTTGGGCAGCGTGGTGTAGCTGGGATCAACGCCGTTGGTCTGCTTGTCAGTGTTGGTCTTGACAAACGCGCCCAAAGAGGCAGTCACGCGAGCAGTGGTCGTGTTGCCTGCAACAGCAACACCGCCATTCAAGAAAATGTATTCTTGATCGCGCTTTAGCTCGCTCCCGCGTTTCGCGATTTGATAAGCTAGTTCACTGCGGCGTCCTGCCTTATTTACTACTTCCTCAGTGCTAGAGAGGATAATAGTTTTACGACTGATCTGAGCATAGTTGGTCAAACGCACGGTGGCGGTGACAGCGTCAAAGGACGCAACATCGTCCCCTTCAAGCTGCGCATTACTTCCGGCATCGGCCAAAGTATCCGTTTGCCATTCGAATAAAGTATTAGTAATGGTTTCGCGGCCAATGTTGGATTGGAATGGAGTTTCTTCAGGCCCTTTGCAGAGTAGCTCGTGAAGGTGTTGGTGACGATAGTCATGGTGTTACCTCAAAAGTTGATAGATTGCGGAGGCCGCATCATCGACACGGCCAGTCTTTGCGAGACGCTGTTTGGCGCGAGTTGCCTCAGTTGTTTGGGATACCCGGCCTGCTGCACCTGGCTTGGCAGGCCGTGGACCGTTATTGGTCACGGGGGTGATTGCTTTTCGCTTGGTCATCATCTGGTCGTACAACGCTGCTTTACGCAACGCGACAACCGCCCTGTGATCCACAATGGCTTTTAGCTCCTCAGGTGTGAATCCAGTCTTTTGACCGAATTCGACCAGCATCTGCTTTTCTGCTTTCGCCTTTGCCGGGTCTTTCCACTCGGGAATGACCTCGAGCAGCTTTGCGTGCTGCTCTTGCAAATGCGATTGAAGTTGCTGCTGCTGCTCTTGCTGCGAGAGTTGAGCCACCCGTTGCTGTTCAAACTGAATCGCTTGGAGTTTTTCTTGTCTCTCGCGCATCACCTCTTTTTGCCGCACCCACTCGATGGGGTCTTCTTGGTAAAGACGGTCCCAATCGACTTGAGGTTCAGCATTTTGGAGCTGGGCCTGTAACGCTCCCAACATCTGTGCGTACTGCGCACGTTCGGCACGCACTGCCTCAGTCTCAGCCTCGACCTGTTTCCTGATCT